GTCGTATTTTCCTTAATCACCAGGGCCGATTAAAGCAGCGCCCCGTTCAGGTCAATCCATTGAAGTGAGCGGACTGTATCGGCCAGTTCAGCCAAGGGTCAATAAGACCTTTCACATGATGACGGAGGCTCTATCTCTTTTGTTCGTCGATGAAGCGCCGGAATTTCAAGCCCACAACATCACCACCTCATCATTCGGCAACGGCAAATCCGGCAGGTGAATGATCAGCCCGGCCAGCCCTTGGTTGGCATCGAGCACGGCCTCGACCGTGCCGTTGAGGCCGGTCGGCGACTCAGGCGCTCGTGTGAAGCCCAGCGGAATTCGCTGGAGCGCTTGAGTTCGTCGAAGGCAGCGGTGTCCAGGTTGAAGTAGAACGGTGTCGATCCCGGCTTGAGCGGTTGCATGATCAGCAGGTGCGGGAATGGCTTTACCGCTTCGGCAGCCAGGGTCGCGTCTGCGCCCAGCACGCCGGTGGGCACGATGTTGGCCATTGACGGGCTGACCTTGCCAGCCTGTTCTTTGAGCACGCTGAGGCGCTCCTCGATCTGCGAGGCTGTGCGGGTGCGCATCAATCGACGAGCGCGAGATTTCCACACCAAGGCGCCGACGCAGGTTGATCCAGGCTGCGAGGCGCCGGGTCGCTTCGGCCTGAATCGCCTCGTTTTCCGAGCCGGTACTGGCCATGTGCAGCACCGCGTCAATACGATATTCCTGCACCTCGGCGCTTTGCACCGTTAAGCTCAAAACTGATCACACCATCGAGCACCGCCGTGACCCGCACCGACTGCAATTTGAAGCGCGACTCCCACAGGTTCAGGGCGTGGGCGACTTCGGCCTGTACCGCGCTTTTCCAGACCGCGTTGATCGGCATGTCGACGAACCGGCGCACTTGGCAGCCTTACGACGGGCGCATGCGCCGACTGCCCACCGGGGTGGTGAGAATGTCAGCGATGGACTGGCGAAGATGCTCTACGCCGGAAAGGGCCGCACCGGTGTGGCGATCCATTCCGATCATCGCGGGTTACTCCGTGAGGCGTTCAAAATCCGGGGGGGTGTTGAGGTACTGGAACTGCTGATCGTCGACCGCCGTGACGCGTCCTTTGGCGACCAGGAGCGAGGCACCTCCGTGCAGGATCAGGGTGCGCGAGGTGTAGACCTTGTCGCGGAAGATGCGGGCCGTTACTGCCTTTTGCAGGGCTGGTGCAGCCGGTTCGGGAACTTTGTCGTCAGGTGTTTTGCTCATGGTTTTACTCCAGTGAAATAAACCCGCACTTAGCGAGTGCATGGATAATTTGCGATTAGAAATACAGCACCATTTTTATATGAATCCGTCAAAAAAGGCGCAGAATTCTCACAAAAACAACCCTCTAACATTGAACCTACTGCATTGCACTGGCATGTCACTTGTCGGAAAGCAGGTTGGTTTTTTATTGTTAGGCAAACTTCAAATAGGCACTTCAGCAAATCAGACCCTTGAACCATCACGCCCCACAGGCTCCGAGGAATCGACATGAACATATTCATTCACAGCATCATAATAGGCAAAACATTCCCACTTGATTTGCAGTCCTCGGATACAATTGAAAACGTTAAACAAAGATCCAAGATCATGAAGGAGTCCCTCCTTCACATCAGCGAATTTACCTTGCCACAATAGAACTCAAAGACGGCAAAGTCTTATCTGATTACGACATTGGCAACAATGCAACTTTAGAGATGAAACTCCAACTCAACGCTCGAACTTAAGACTGATCAGGCAAACGCATAAAACTTTAATGTTTGTGATTAGATGTATTACCTCCGGTATCGATGATTTTTCCGAGGCTGGTGATGTCACCTGTCACTGCTAACGTGCCGTCGATTTTGACCGAGCCTATCAAGTCGATGGCAACCGCCGTGACGGTCACGGCGCTGACAGTCACCACCGCCGGAGTACCGCCGACCGCAATCGTCACGGTGCCGCTGGGCAAGGTGATGGTGTAGCTTTGGGCCTGCCAGTCGTAGACCAGCGAGCCGCCATCATAGAATCGCCACACCTCCACGTGGTCACGGTTGTCTGGGGGTGCACCTGCATCGCCATAAAACCCAGGCGCTGGTGGATACGCGGCAGGCCGGTGGGCTTGCCGCCAGATCTACCACAACCACGCAGCAAGGCATCAACAGGGCAGCCATCATACGGTCGTGTTTGGCAGTGGCGTAGCTCACGGCAGATCCTGCGGCGCGACCGACTCTTCGTCGTTGACGCTGATCAGCAACGAGCCCGGCGGCTCATCGGGCCACGGCCATGCCTGCTCGCCGAGGAATACCGTCTGCGTCCACTCCACCAGCCACACGGTGTAGCCATCCAGATCCGGGCGGGTCCAGTCTTGCGCCGAGCGCTGAAACTCTGCGGCTTCCATCGCCAAGCCCCACGACTGGGCGCGTAACAGCACCGCCAGTTGCGGGGCCAGGTGCACGACTTGCGGGCAATGATCGGCGCGGATAACCAAGCGGGTTTATCGACGTGTCGGCGCGATCGCGAAACCCTCAAAATAAAATAGTTTTCGGAACTCCACCCCCTAAAGTTTCGGAACGCCTCACTTTCCAGCAGCCAATAAAAAACCCCGTAGACGGTGATCTACGGGGTTTTCTGTATGGTGGCCGAGGCCGGAATCGAGCCGGCGTGGGCGGATTTGCAATCCACTATTTTTTAGATAAAAATCAGTTACTTACAGTAATTTCGATTCCGCAAACGCTTCATATTTATGCGTCTGAACGTCAAGCATGACAAGGGTTTAATTTTGAGATGCGGAACCGATTTACCCCCCCCTATTCCGGCGCTTCCCGACGGCACAGCCTCCATTCATAAAAAGCCGCTTTCGCTCCCCAGCAGATGCTCAGCTATGCCTAGGAAAGCCGGAGCGATTCAATTCATCGGATTGTGTGCAATCAGAAATAGACCATTGCTTATATACATCTTCCTGATACATACCTCGACTTCTATGCATTTCATGAAAGTTTTATTTTTACAGGCTTCGGAAAGAGGAGGTGCAGGTCTCGCTTGTTAATTTTAAACAGAGGGCCTTTTTCGCAGACACGGTTGTTTTTACCAGAGCGTTTGATCAAGTGATCCATGGTCACTACGCCTGACTCGACAAGCGGAATTAGCTGGCTTTCGACAGGCTCTTTCGTATGAATGATCGAGAGCAGCTTGAAGTACTCAATACCGTCGATAAACTCACTAGTCGCTTCAATCCAGAACGTCTCGCGATGCTTTTCCGTCAGGCGATCACGCAAGAGCTTTGATGGCCATGTAGCAACATCTTTATTGTCGGCATCGATTTCCACGAGTTGGTCGTTTCGGCCATCAAACCTAAATTTCAGGCCTTGGCTGTTTGCTTTCCTTGTCGAGAGCGTGCAGTAAAGCTTGATATCGCCATCGCGGTCGTAACCGTAGGCATCCAGTATTTGAGCGCTGCTTTTTAAGGCGCTTAACCCCCAATCAGGCACTTGAGCAAAAAGGGTAGTGCGGTTTTTGCCACCTCGCCCCGATTTGATCTCGATACCATGGTAATCAGGCTGCTTAGAGCTATTTGCCACAATGCCCAGTGCATGCTCTACAGCCATGCCTACTGCAGTATCACCCGCGACGCCAGTTGTGATGGGGTACTTAGCAATTTCTTTAAGCTTCGCGATCAGCTCATCGGCGATGCTACGGTCAGCGTCCACCATCCGCCGAAGCAAAAGTCCGATTTCATTCAGTGCTTCGGTATTGTCTTGCTTCAGATCGAATTTGCTGAGGTTGAATAAATAAAGACTCCCCTCATATACCACGACCGCTATTTGATCAGAGGCTACGGCTGATGTTTTTTCGGTAGCAAAAACATAGTCTGCAAGCCTAGAAAACCACATACGTGGATCCCCCTTTTTGGTCACAGGGCGATACAAGCTAACCCTGGTGGGATCAAGGCGGTCAGGGTAAGCAAAAAAAGCTTCGCGCGAAACTTTATGCTCTGGCCCTTGTAGCTGTTGAGCATACTTATGGAAGTTTTCTATCTCGAACAAATCCCGAATGGGCGCAGTAGCATCAAGAATCGACTTTTTGAGCCCAGTCGTGGTCGACTCAAAAATAGCAAACTCAATACCAAGGGAAACAAGATGGGCTTTGTTTCGAGCAATCCTAAGCTTGACCTGATCAGGGACGGCTCTGTCTACGTTTACAGCTTTCAAAGCCGCCTGAATGATCTCATACTCAGGCGGATCTGCGTCTTCAAACTGCTCAGTGGGCAAAGAGAGATGGAATTGAACTGCCCGGCTACGCTCATCCTCAGCAAGGACTGCATCCCAGTTAGGGTATGAGTTCTCTCGAGCGACAAGGTTGAGCATGTCTGAGATTTTACTGGGTACGCCTTGGCTTTTGAGATCCTTATGGCGTTTAGTTGCTTCAGTTTGAAGGCGCTTCAGGCTTTTTCTTTTCGGGTGCGACATTTCACTGCCCTAAACAGTTGCACGCCGACCTTATCGCCCACAAATAAGTCCCAGCACGCATGCTTAAGACAAATAAAATTCCATCGAGATGCACCACGTAGGGGTACTTTGCTGAAGTGAGCTGAAGGCGCTCTCCGACACCTAAACCGATCTAAATATCACAGAGAGCACACAATATCAATACAAAAGCGCAGCACGGAATCATTCGTTTCGTCAGATGCCATTCGTAGGGAAGAGAAATTCCACCTGGACTTTTAACGGATGATGCTCTAAAATCGCGCCATATTTTACCAATCGAGTGCCACCCTTGAACTACATAGAGCTATTTGCCGGCTGTGGCGGCTTGTCGCTAGGCCTGAAGTCCGTAGGGTTTGATTTGCTCATGGCCAACGAGCTTTCACCGATGGCTGCAGAGTCGTATGCCTATAACTTCTTCAAAGAAGACGTGGACGCACAATCCAAAGCCGAGAAGCCTGCTCTGAAACGTACGCTGTGGTTAAACAGCCGATATCCGCTCAGCGATCTCAAGCTGCGCCTTCGTGAAGATCCAAGGAAATCCCCTCCGCTGGGCGAGGGATATTCAGATCTTGAAGGGAATGAGAGGAAGCTGAAGGGCAGCCTGGTCGTAGGCAGCATCATTACTCTTAATCGTTGGCTAGAGGGAAAACCTGACGTTCGTGAGTCACTGAAGAGTGGATTCGGAGATAGAGGCGTTGATCTAGTCTCGGGTGGCCCACCATGCCAGAGCTTCAGCATGGCCGGCTTGCGGAGAATGGATTGCGAGAAGAACTCACTCCCGTGGGAGTTTGCAAAATTTACTGAATCCGTACAGCCGAAGATTGTCCTTCTTGAAAATGTTACCGGGATACTTAGGCCATTCAAAGATGACCTTGGCAACAGCCATTACGCTTGGTTTGAGCTAGCCAAAGCTTTTTCAGTTATTGGCTATGTCCCGCTGTGCCTGCACGTCAATGCAAAGTATGCGGGCGTTCCGCAAAACCGTCCCCGCTTCATCCTGATGGGAGTTCGCAAGGATTTTTACGACAAGCTGGTCCCCACCTTCAATGAGTCGGAAAAGGTGCTGTTCTCCCAACCGCTTTCATTTTTTGAACAAGCGAAAGAAGGTAAAGAGCTGCCGTATAGCGCGCTCGATTACCGAGACGTGGTTAATCTTGATGATCTCCAGCTGTTCAAAAACTCATTTTTAGCACCGTTAGTTGCTTTCAATAGTCGCTTTGTGACGGTCAAAGACGCGATTGATGACCTGCGTACAAGCAGTGATTCAGAGGGTCGATTTGCTAAGGATATTGCGAAAATATTTGGGAAGACTCTGCCGAATCGCGAAATGGCAAACCATGCGCTTAGAAGCAACGGCGATCTGGTTCGCAGACGCTTTCGCTTGTATCAAGTCCTCCAGAAGGTCGGGAATGATACGCGTAAGAAAATTGTGACGATCTTGAAGGGTGAGACCGTTGAGCTAACCGACGCAGACTGGAAAAAACTGTCTCAGTTTGACTATTTAATTGAGTCTAATGAGTACGTCACTTTTGAACGTAAATCTGACTTCATGGACTTCTTGCAGCGACACCCTACAAAGAAACAGACTCAAAAAGCACTGATTGCAGATCAGCCTGCACCTGCAGCATTGTCTATACCAGATGATGCCTGCCACTATCACCATGATGAGTTGCGTACACTGAGTGTGCGTGAAATGGCGCGTATTCAGTCCTTCCCAGACAGTTTTGAGCTTAGATCTAAAGTGACCACGGGCGGACAGATGCGCAGCTTTGAAGTACCGCAGTACACGCAAGTAGGAAACGCTGTCCCTCCGCTCCTTGGACGCGCATTAGGGCAAGCCGTCTCTGAATTACTCTCACGGGTGTAATGCCGTCGTGGTAAGCATGGTTGAGGTGGTTGCAGGTTTCGCGGTATATCTGGTGAAGCTTGTGAAAATCAAGCGGCTGCATGAGTGCGTAATCAGCCTGAAGGCGAATCTGGCGATAAAACTGAATCGTCCCTAGCTTCGTACACGCCTTTGAGCGGCTGCTTCTGGCCGATTTCTGCCAGAAGCCCCCTTCCCCCAAGGCAGCTACCTACCAATAGCAACGTTTGGTTCCGGAAACATAAGTCCGTCTCCTTTCCCCTAAAGCCGTAAGCAGCAGAGCTCTGTCGAAGCTGTATAAAGAAGAGAACGCACGACGTCACCACCCTGCCATCGTACCGGGACGAACCAGATGACATGCAACTTGGAGGACGCTATCTTGACGCTCTCCTTGGGACAACTGAGGAATACAGCGCCAAATAGGGGGTGACCATGACTTCGAAATATACGTTGCTTAGCGAAAATAGCGTTAGGGCTGCAGTACAGGATGGGGTTTTCACCTCTAAAGCCGTGGACATCGTTCGTGACGGCAATAATTCATTTGTACGTCATCTCGAACGTCAGGATACTCCAACAATCCCATCCTCAGTTGTTCAGATTCACAATAATTATATTTATGAGGCAGACACGTCAAAATACATAAGCGCTGTTGTAGAAGTTCAGAATCAATACATAACTGGCGAGCTTAAAATTAAATATGACGAGATTATAGTTGGCCTGACTACTTATCAAGAGCAAGGTAGTGATCTGGAGCTTTTAAACATAGACACAAGAAAATCTTTGTCTGCTTTTGGTGAGCGAAGTTCGCAGATACTTTCGGCTAAAATCAACAGGCCTTACCTTGAGGCCGCAAGTCTTGAAATTTTAGACTCATATACAAACCTAATATTTGTTTATGTTATGAGTGGCTTTTGGCGTTTCAGGTCTGGATTTTCGAAGGACTCAGTAGCGACGAATAAGCTTGACACTCTTGAGTCAGAGGTTCAATCCCTTTACTCATGGTTACTTCAAAATGGAAAAGAGAATGAGAATCCGCTAGGTAAATCGGTGTATGCCTATATTCTCCTCGAAAAACCTGAAGAGATCGAGGTCATCGGCCAGCTTGTTCAATATGATAATCGCTATAGCTCAGCGCTCGATATTGTTAAGTCCTTCTCGCTGAAGTGTATTGATCGCAAGGGCTGGGGCGAGCCTTACAAGGTCGGCAGGCTGCCAAATAATACTCAGGGCGAGGTTCGTTTGAGGGTCGCGCTGAGGCTCCACGATATTCTAAACAAGATAAGTAATATTCGTAGTGTTATTGATGAGCTAAAAGCCGTAGGCGAAATCAAGGTATCCGATATCTTACTGGGCGGTAAGTACCTCGACTCTCCCTTGTCGCTGTTCCGAATTGAAAATAAGCCGGATACCTGATCCGGTTTTCACACCTGAAGATTAGTGGTCGTACTTGTACCACACCTACCCGGCTGCTGCGGTACACCACATTTCCTTGGATTCCTCTAACTTGGGGAATTCCCTTTCAAGACCAGCCCTGGCATCCAAGCAGAAATCTCAACACACCCCAGATCAGCCAGCTCATTCAGCAAATCACCCTCAATGTGAATCACTCCAATTTTCGTAGACGCCTTTGAGCGACTGGTTTTGGCCGATTCTGTTGAAAAAGTCGGCCATGGTTTCTACGGCAGAAAAGTACGTGCTCGAGATTGAAATCTTTACGTTGAACAGAGGATTCCGGGCTCAGATTTCGCGTAGCGGCGCGCAAAAAAGGCTTTTTCAACGGTCAGTATGCAGGCAGTCTGGAAGGACCGACTTTTTCAACAGAATCGGCTAGAAGCGGACTGTCAACACTACAGTAGCGTGATAAATCTCAGACATCTACAGTGATATCAGCACGTGGACAGGCAGCTCGTTAGTCAGGAGCGATTGCAATCTGGATATCTGCCCCACGTGCACACATACTCCCAAAGCAGCTTTCGCTCTAAGTGCTTAATGTAGGCGGTGGTGTAAGGTTGCCCCATGTCGACGGGACAGGCCGAAACCCAAATATGCTCAAGTGGCGTCGTTTCGAGAAGGATCAACCTGAAAGTATTGCCTCCGGAATGTCCGGGCCGTTCGCTGAACGCCGAAGTGTTGAATTGACGCAACCGGTCTGCCAGCGTCTGGCCTGTCGTTTCCCCAATGTAGATGATGAAATCGTTGTTTATCCGGTAGTTGTCAGGTTTCTTTTTACTACGCGCGATGACGTACACGCCTGGCAGATTCTTCCCTGCGAGTTCTGTTCGTTCAGACCATGGACGCCAATCACAAAACCCTACCTCTCCCGTCATGGTTCGGCCCTCCCAGAGAAAAGTGTCTTTTTAGCATTACTGGTAAAGCGAAGGGAGATTGATTTACCCGTGCCCATGTATACTCTTGGCCGATAGTAGCCTTTCATCACGGACTGCTATCGGCTTCAAACCTACCAACCTACCTCCTCCTAAATCCTCCAGCTCCCCTTTCATCACAATAAACTCCCCCGTCACCTCAGCCTTTCCCTTCGGCTGATTCGTGGTCGTGTACCGAATCTCTGTCGTATCAAAATGTAACCCTTCATACACCTGCCGAATCCGGCTGGTCGTTGATGCTAACTATCACCTTCCCTTTACAGCTCCGCATAAAATCAGCCATGGGTTCATATTTTTCAAATGGGAAGTCCACGCCGTAGCTCGCGGTCTGCCAGTAAGGCGAATCCATGTAGTGGAAGGTATGCGGCCGGTCTTAGCGTACAGCGCACTCAAGCCAGCGCATGTTTTCAACGTAGGTGCCTGACAACTGCTCTCAGACTGCTGACAGGTTTTCTTCAATGCGCAACAGGTTGATTGCTGGAACTGTAGTAGCGGTACCGAAGATCTGTCCTGATACCTTGTTGCGGACGCAAGAAGTAAAGCGCCCCGCCGCCGGCGAAGACTTCTACGTGGCATTCGTGGTGTGGGAACAGATGGATAAGACGGTCGGTCTATGGATAGACAGACTCTAGGCTCGCTCCGCTTTGTGCACGGAGCAGGAGCCTTGACTGGGCTTGCAGGGATAATCTGCGGGTTTGGTGGCCGGGCTGGATGTTGACGCATCCAGCCCGGCCGCTCCTTTTATTTCGTGCGTGAGACTTCTTTGGCGTAGGCCTGACAGGCCTGCAGCGCGATCAGTCCTTGATCGCCGTCGCCGGTGATTCTGATAATTCGTTGAGCATGCGCTCGGTCAAGTTGGGCTCTTGCGGTTCCAGAAACCACGCCGCAGGGGCTGGTGGTGGCTTGCATTCCGTCACTACCAGTTGCGGGGGTGGTGTCGAGTAGGACTGACAGCCGCAGGTCAGCAGTAGCAAGGCGATCACGCAGGCGTTCCTGTTTAGTTTTCTCATCGGTAAGGGCTCGATAATGGGCTTGGTCGCTGGCTGCCAGCCATTGCTCCAGGGCGAGGCGTTTGCCTTGTTCGGCGAGGATTAGCGCTGAGTTGGCATTGGCCAGATTGGTGCGCTCAGTTTGATAGGCGGTTTCTTTGGCAGCTAACAGCTGACCGAAGGCGTTGGCCTGCCACGTCCATGCCATCCAGGCACTGCAGGCCATGAGACCGAGCATCACTAGCAATGCCCCGCCCCACTTCACCGCATCGAGCTTCACGCCAACACCTTGAGCGCCCGGGCGTACAGCACCTGACGATCTGCTGCGCCGTTTTGGCCACCGTTGATGCGTTGCGTGATCTTGTCGAACTGACCCGCGTCGGCCAAGGTGTTGAGCCCCCTGCTCGCCCAAAACCACGCCGCTGACATGCACGCATGCTGCGGCTTTTCCAGCAGTTCGGGATGGTTGACCAGATCAAGGGCCAGCGCTTCGCCACATGTGATGTAGTTGGCGCGGCCTGTGATCTGGATAAGCCCCCGGCCGCGATACTTCTGGCCGTCCCCGTCCGCCTCGGGCGTGTTGCCCAAGCGCTTGGCGAGTGAGCCGGTGTCGTATTTGCTCAGGTACTGGTCGCTGCCCAGCTCGCGCACGTAGCGAAACTGGCCGGACTCGTGGCCGATCTGGGCGATGAAGGCTGCGACGCGCTTCGTCCCGATGATCTGGAAGCGAACCATCGCGGTGTTTAGCACAGGAACAAAAACGCCGGCTGTTTGGCCGGGGTTGGGGAGGATCTGCTGGAGTTGTTGCTGGGTGATCGACATAGACTTGCCCTAATGAATAACCCGCACAGGGCGGGTTGTGTGTGGCATTAATTTGCTTGTAGCTGCACGACTTTTAGCGGGGCTTTGGGCTTCTTGCCTTTGGCCTTGGCTTTGCCTTTCTTGCCGCCATTGCATTCGACGGTGGTGCTCCAGCCGCTTTGGGTGAAAACCTGCTCCACCGAGTCCACCAGGTACTCGCCATCGAGCCCGGTCTTGAAGCCTTGGGCATTGATGGTGCGTTCGGCAAACAGGTCAGTACGACCGGGCATTTCCAACCGCACAGCAGCGGTCGAGCGATTGAACGCGGCCAGCCGCGCTTTGGCGGCCTGCTCGGCGGCGGATTTGTTGGGATAGATGTGACGGTCGGTGTGCACCGGCGGGAGGCCGTCAGGAGCTTCGTCGTTGTCCAAGGTGACGATGGCCAACTTGCCGGTTTTCTTGTCCTGATGCTTGGTGCTGACCGCCTTGTGGACGCTGCGATCACCGAGGCGAAACTGCCAGCGGCTGACGTCGCTACGTGTCAGGGTGATGGTCCCCAGCGCTGTACCACTCGCGCTTTGTCCACCTTGGCGCTGCATCACCAGTAGCTTGCCGTCCGCCACTTTAGCGGTGCAGTCGAACTGCTTGGAGAGCCGGGTGATGAAGTTGAAGTCGGATTCGCTGAGCTGGTCCGCGCGAGGCACCACGGTGTCGACCGGGCACACCGGCGACCAGCCGTTACGCGCAGCTATGTCCTTGACGATGCTGGCCAGACTCGCCCCTTCCCAACTGCCGCTGCGCGTGGTCTTGCCACTGCCACGCATGTCGCTGGCTTTGCCCCGGATCACCAGCGTATCGGGCGGGCCGGACAACTCGACCTCGTCTACGGTGTAGCGCCCGAGGCGGGTTAAGGCGGTGCCGCTGTAGCCGAGAAATACTTCGATGCTCGCTCCACGGCTGGGCAATGACACCGCGCTATCACGGTCATCAATGCGCAATTCAAAGTCGTCTGACTCCATGCCGGGTTTGTCAGTGGTACGCAGCAACAGAAGGCGGTCGTTGATCAGCGCAGTGATGTCAGCACCGTCTGCGACGATGCGGAAGGTGGGGGTCATAGGCGAATTCCCGACAAAAGAAAGCCCGCGCGATGGCGAGCTGAGTGGTTGAGCGTTACGCGTAACGAAACGCGGTTAATTCCAGAGCATCACCACCTCATCACTCGGCGCGGGCAAATCCGGCAGGTGAATCAATAGCCCGGCCTTGAACGGCTGCACCTCATCGGCCAGCCCTTGGTTGGCATCGAGCACGGCCTCGACCGTGCCGTTGAGGTGGCCGTAGTAGTTCTGGCAAATGGTGTCGAGTACGTCGCCGCTAGCCGTTCTGCAGGTCGTCGCCATAGCGCACAAACTCCAAGGTAAAGCCCTGTTTACGCGGGATGCCGCCTTGTAGCAGGGCACTCTGTTCTTCTTCGATGTTTTTTAAACACCAGTTGCCCAGCACCTCGCCGTAGCCGGTGGTCAGGCCCAGCGGTTGAAGCTGGGCGGCTATGCTGCGCAGGGTGTCGAGTTGTTTGATGCCGCCTTTGAACCCGCCAAAAATCGCGCCAGTGAGGGTGATGCGTTCTTCGCCCATGCCCACCGCTTGCTGCGCCGGGCGGCGGCTGAGGCGCTCTTGCGATGCCCAGCGGAATTCGCTGGAGCGCTTGAGTTCGTCGAAGGCGGCGGTGTCCAGGTTGAAGTAGAACGGTGTCGATCCGGGCTTGAGCGGTTGCATGATCAGCAGGTGCGGGAATGGCTTCACCGCTTCGGCGGCCGGGGTCGCGTCTGCGCCCAGCGCGCCGGTGGGCACGATGTTGGCCAGTGACGGGCTGACCTTACCCGCGATTTTGTTGATCGCGGTCGCGGCCTTGCCCGCCTGTTCTTTGAGTACACCGAGGCGCTCCTCGATCTGCGAGGCTGCGCGGGTGGCTTTGTTGTAGGTGGCCACCACCGCGCCGACCTTGGCCTGTGCCGCGTTAACGCCGCGCATCAGCCGTTGCACCTTGGCCCCTACCGCAGGACCAATAAACGGCAAGTCGCTCAGTTCGGAGGCGGCGCCGCTGATTTCACCAATGGCGCCGTTCACCGGCCCGAGCATGCCGTCGAGGCTACGACGCCCGGTTTCCCCGGCCGCAGTCAGGTACTTCAACCCTGACTGCAATTGTTCCATGTAGGCCATGCGTGCCCTCCTTACAGATGCGGTTGGTCGTACAGATTCCGGCTCGACATCTGCTGGTTGATTTGCTCGATCTGCCGTTGCAGGTGCGGCTGTAGCTCCCGGGCCAGTGCGGCCGGGTCTTTTACGTCGCCTTGCACGTTGATGACCAGGTCAGCCTTAACATCAATCTTCTGATCAATCTTCGGCGGCTCGACCTTGAGCACCGGCTCCACCTTCGGCGGCATGGCCAGCGCCCCCGCAGGCGCGGCGCTGGCAAACGAGCGCACCACGTCGCCCATGTTGACTGCACCGGGCAGCTCGCGTGATGCACTGGCACCAAGTGAGCCTTCAGGCGGTAGCGATTTGGGCCGCACCAGGTCCGCGCCCGGGAAGCGCGGTTTGTTGGCAAAGTGCGGCAACAGAAACGGATTAGCCGAGTCAGGATCATCAGGGTCATAGGACACCGGCTTGACCACCGGCGCCGGTAATTGTGTTTGTGCCGGCAACGCACTCGGAGGCACCAAGTCCGCACCGGGAAAGCGCGGTTTGTTGGCAAAGTGCGGCAACAGGAACGGGTCTTTCGAGTCTGGATCGTTCGGGTCATACGACACGGATTTGACCACCGGCGCCGGTGGCTCGCCCGCAGGTTTGGCCTCGGGTTTCTCAGGTTCGGCCGGTTTTTCATCGTCCGAGCCGAACCACGATTTGCCCACAAAAGCACCGACCGACTCGCCGCCCATGCTGCCCAAAATGCCGCCGATCAAGCCACCGACCGCCGTGCCCAAAATCGGCACCACGGAACCGATGGCCGCACCGGCAGCAGCCCCTGCCAGCGCACCGGCCATGTTGCCCGCTGCGGCGCCGTAGCCTTCGGCTTTTTCCTCCTTGGTTTCGGCGTTCTGGTAGGTGTCCATTGCGCGCATGCCGCCCTCAAGCAGCGACCCGCCCGGGATCAATTTACCGACCTTGCCCACCTTGCTGGCAAAGCCCATCACCCGACCAAGGCGACCCGGTGGTACGGGCGGAACCGGTGGAACAGGCGGCACGGGCGGACGCGGCGGACGAGGCCCACCACCACCACCACCCCGGCGACGTCCGTTGCGATTGCCACCGCCGCGACGGCGCCGACCTCGATCACCGCCGCCTCCACCGCCCCCGCCGCCCATGGCTGCGGCGTTGACCACAAACACCTTTTGCGGCCCGGAGTCTTCGCCGCCGTCATCATCGTTTTTTGCTTCACGGAACACGTCGAGCAGTTTCAGACCGGTATCAATCGGGTCAAAGCCTTTGCTCTCGCCGCCTTCCTCGTTGTCGTCATCACCGTCCTTTTTACCGCCGAACGCTTTCAACCCGATCTCAGCGAGGGCCAGCACCTTGGAGCCTTTACTATCGTCCTTGTCGTCGCCGTCACCGGCGTTGGTCACAAAGACCTTTTGCACGCCCTTGGCATCGCGGCCACCCATTGCGCCGCGCGCGAGGTTGAACAAGCCCTTGCCGATCTTGAACGACCCCAGCAGCCCTTGCAGGGTTAGCGCTCCACCGGCCAGCACCGTCAGCCCCATTGCCAACCCGGGGGTGCGATCACTGAGTGAGGTGATGCCCTTGGCCACCGTGGTCAGCCCTTCGGCCACGCCGTCGGTGATCGGGCAGATCGCATCGCCCACCGAGCGCATGGCGTCGTCCATCGACTGCGCCATTTCGGCCCATTTTTGCGACGAGGTTTCGCGGCGCTCGGCCAGGTTCTTGTCGAGAATGCCAGTGGCTTCGCGCGACTCGCGCTTTAGCTGGCCGTACAGCTCCTTGTTTTGCATGTAGGCGGTGAGCGCGGCCTTGACTTGCATGTCAGCGAACAGGTCGCCAGTGCGCAATGCCTGCTCCAGCGAGGCCATCATGGCCTTGGCTTTCTCCGGGTTGGACTCCTTGCTGATTTGCGCCGTGGCTGCGGCCATTTTGGCGGCGCGTTTGGGGTCGGTGGTCTCGATGTACTTTTTAGCCAACGCCATGCTCGACTCTAAGGTCGACATGCCCTCTTGCAGGCCGGTGCGCATCGAGCCTTCGTAATCAATCCCGGCCTTGCTGTAGGCATCGACGGTTTGCGACGAACCGATTTTATCCATCCAGTTCTTGATGTTGTTGGCCGCTTCGTCGGCGCCGCCCGCTGTTTTCATCTGCACCTGGAGCATGGCGCCCAGTTGCGTGACGGCGTCCATACCGGTGATGCCCAGCTTGCCCATGTTGGCCAACAACTCGGGGAACCAGCGTGCCATGTCACTGGCTTCAAAACTGCCCGCTTGCCCTTGAAACGCGATGGCCTCCAGTGCCTGCTGCATTTCCTTGGCGTCGGTGATCTTGGCGTTCTGCCCGAGGGCGTTGATCATCTTCGCCGTTTCGGCGCTGCCTGAGCCTTGGCCCACTACAAACTTGGCTGCCACTGGCGCGTATTCCAGCGCCTTGGCCAAGTCCATACCGGCGCCCACCAGTTCGTTGACCACGTTGGCCACTTCGTTGCGGGCCAACCCGGTATCGCGTGAGGTGTCGATGATGGTGCGCGACATCTGCTTTTCTTCGGGGGCATTGGCAATACCGGCCTTGATTGCGATGTCACGAATGATGGCGTTGTAATCGGCGCTGACTTTGGTCGGCACCGCCAGTGCTGCCGCCCCCACTGCTGCCCGGCCGACCGTGCTTTTAACGCTGGCCCGGCCTTCGTTGATTTGTGCGTGACCCTTGGCTTTCAGATCCGCCTGCCGAGCAGTACGGCCGAGCATTTGATAGGCCCGGTCGAGCCGTCCGACCTCGATCCCCTGCTTGCGCAAGCTGTCGAGGTTGGAATTGAGTTTGGTCAGCAGCGTGGACGCACCGGCGGCGCCGCTGTCGTGCGCTTTTTTCCACTCGTTGCGCAAGCGGATGGTGTCGCCGATCTGACGTTGCATGACCCGGGCTTTGGCCCCGGCCGCTTCGAGCTTCTTGATCCGGCCCTCAACGTCTTTGAACGCTGAACCCACGGTGGAACTGACCGCCCCGCCGATCACCAGCCCGAGCGCGAGTTTGTTTGCCATTTGTACGCCCTACCCTGTGGTTGCGCGGCAGGTGGCTCAATCCGTGAGCCACCAGACCATTTCCGAAAACGGCATGTCCATGATCTCGGCGGCAGAAAAACTCGTTTCCGCCGCCAAGCGCTTGGCCAGTTGTTTCAGGGTGTGGGGGTTACAGTTCGCTTTCTTCGACCATACGAAAATAGCCATCTTGCACGCGGCTGTAGTCCACCACCTTAAGCCCTTCCAGATCGCCGGGCGGGATTTCGGTCAGGCTGGAGAACAGCTGCAATTCGCGCTTTTCAGCATCGCCGCCGGAGACCGCGCCCGCTGCCCGCACATCGCGAACGGTCGGCGCGCGCATGACCACCTTGTCGGTTTTGACATGGTTGAGTTCAGTTGGGTAACGCAGGGTGATGGTGACGCCTTCGTCGGTCAGGGTGAGCCAAGTCGGGATTTTCTTTTCAGTGTTGGTAGTCATGCGGGAATTCCTTAAAGGCCCAGGGCGCTGCGTACATCTGCCATTTGGTCGACGCCATCAATTACGCGCACGCAATTGACCATGTCGATTTCGTACATCACACGACCGTCCACTTCCAACTTGTAATATTGGAGGGCCATCGCGTACTTGTTCTCGGCCTTATCGCCGGGTTTCCAGTCGCCCATGTCCAGTTCTTTGAGCATGCCGCGCATCGTCGCGATCACGGGGGTGACCTTGCCACCCAGACCTTTAAAAGCTCCGCGAAACACGGCATTGCAGCTGGTCTGATCAGCCAGACCGAAGTACTTCATGGACTCGCGGCGGACGCCGGTCGTGACGAAACTGGACTCCAGTTTCTCCAGTCCCATGTCCATCTCAATCTCGCCACCCATGCCGCCACCCCGGAACGAGTCAGTTTTAACGGTCAACTTGGGCAGGGTCACGGACGGCACATCACCGGAAAAACTGATCCCGCCCAAAAACAGGTTGGTATCAAAAAGCACTTGAGGAATCATTGAGCGGCCTCCTTAGGCGGCGGTGTCCACGACTTCAGTCAGACCCTGATTGGTCACTTGAACGAGGAAGTTCGGGTTCTCAGCAGGCGGGGCGTCCGTGAAGCGGATGTTCCAGTAAATTTTGCCCTGCTCCAGCTGGCTGGTCGTGTTCATCTCAGGGTCCGCATACACCTCGAAATACAGCACCGCGCCGAGGTTTTTCAGATCCCGCATGAACGCATCCAGACCATCTGTAACGTTCTTGACGTAGGTCTTGTTGATTGGAAGATCGACCGCCCATTTATGTCCGGCCTGAATCGCGTCCATCACGATGTCGACGGTGCGCACCCGTGTCACAAACGACCATTTCGAATCAGATGACAGCGTACGGTTGCCCCACAAGCGGTAGCCGCCGTCGCGAATGATGGTGGCAATATTGGCGTTGTTGAGTAGGTTAGCGCGGCAGGTTTCATCACCTTCCAGGAACTCAATCGGGCGCGTGGTGCCGGTGATGCCGACAAACTCTTTGTTCGACGGCGAGGCCCAAAAGCCGTACTCGGTGTCAGTCCAGGCGAACAGGCCAGCGGTGAACGCCGAGGCCGGGGCGTCGAGGGTCTTGCTGGTGATCGTGTCCCACTGCTGCACGCCCGGGTCGACCATGTAAATGCGCTTGCTGCCGAACTCCTGCGCGTAGGCCAGCACCGCCTCGTCGGTGGTGTTGGGGCCGTCGACGATGGCGATGGCGCGCAACTTGCCCGCCAGTGCATCCATTGCGGTGGCCACCGCTTGCGTGGCGGAATGCTTGGGCGCGATCAACAGCCGCGGCTGGGCGTTGAACCGGCTTTTGCCATCGAGCAGCGCTTGCAGGCCGGTACGCTGGCCCGAGGCCAACACGCCGCCGATGATGGCCGAAGTTTGCAGCGCGTCGTCTTCCAACTGGGCCACGCCGCACGCGACGATCACGGCTTTGGCTTTCAAGAAAACGGCTTTGGCGGCGCGGGTGATGGCTGAGTCTTCACCGAAGGCGGCCACCGCTTCGCGCTCGCTGGTCAGCAGCACCAGGTCATTGGGTTTGGCGGTGGCCTTGAGGCCCGGGGTGAAGGTGTCGCAAAGGCCGATGATCGAGGTCGACGGCAGCGCAATGGTGCGCGCGCCGGTGTCGACCAGCGTGACCGTAACGCCGTGGAAACGGCTGGCTGTGCTCATACAGGTACTCTCCAGAAACAACAAAGCCCCGCAGTGCGAGGCGTGTATGGGTCAAACGGTGGATACAAAAACGCCTCAGGTTGGGCGTTATCAGGTTTGTTCGGCGAGCCAGTCGGGCCGCACAGGTCGATATTTCAATGTCGGGAAGTCCGACGACTGCGGCCAGTCACGCAACGCTTGCAGGTAGCTCAGCAGCCCCTTGAAGTGGTCCAGTGTGAGCGTGGTGTCCAAGCCCAGATCGACTTCGTCCCGGTGCCGTTCACGCAGCCATTTGACCGACTCGACCTCGGCGTCACGCCATGCCCGTTCATCACTGGCTGCGCGGTCTTCAGGACTCAGGAGGTCAATGACACGAAATTCAACCTTGCCTGCCTCAGTCAGGTAAGCCGTGCCTTTCCCACCGCTCAGTGTTTGCGAAAAGATTCGACGTGTCACCGGCGTGGCGCCCTCAGGCACATCCTCCCCGTTGATCACCGTGTCATAGCGCATCAGCACCCGGCCGTCCTCGGCCAGATTCAGGTAGTAACGATCCGTCATGCTCAACTCCCCCATGCCCAGTAATAGCCATAGCCGCCGCCGGACAGACTGCCGCCGACCGACCAGATGAATTTCGTGCGGTCGATCACTTGGGTGACATAGCCGAAGCCGCTGGCATGGCCGCCTTGGGTTGCCGCTTCAATGCTCATGACCATGCCGAAGCAGGCGCTAGGAAACGGCACGTTGAAGCCCCGATAATCGGTGGCACCCTGCGACTCGTAGACGTAGCCCCATTGCAGCAAAAACCCGCCCAGCCAACTTGGAAAACAGAAGTAGCCGTTTTGGGTGGGGCTGAACGAAAAGCCCCACTTGAGCTTTTTGGGCGTGACCATCGTCGTGTCATCGGTGCCCGCGTTGACCTGATTAATCGACGCGATCCCGGCGATGCCTGCCACGTACTCCGTGGCCTGTACCACCTTTTTAGCCACGTAGCGCGCCACCGAAAAGGGGTTCATCCAGCGGGCGATGTTGCTGCCGCCTTCAGCCTCTTCGACCGAGGCCTGCATTGAGATGTCCACCAGTTCAGGTGACGACACCCACGCAATCGGGTTGGCCCCGGCCGGGGCTTTGCGGATCACCACCCGACCGGACGCCACCGTGATACACACCGCAGGGGCCGCCACGTCATGACGCAACCAGGTGGTGCCATTCCAGTAACAGTTTTGCCCGATTGAGGATTCAGACACAGAGGTCACGAACGCGAATTGCCCACCGTGCAGGTCCAGGCTGCCGCCGCCCAACGGGTTACGAATCGGCACCCCGTTGGTGATGTTGTAGTCCTCCAGCGTGGTGCCTTTGTTGGCCTTGCCCGCCAACCCATTGATGATGGTGTTGGCAAAGTTCGGATCGCCGCCCAAGGCTGCCGCCAATTCGCGGATAGTGTCCAGCGCACCCGGTGCGCCGTCGATCACCCCTGAAATAGCGGCTTGAATGGCAGTCGTCACTTCCGCCTTGGTATAGGCATCAAGGATGTTGTACCCAGCCAAGGTGGTAGGTTTGTTGCGGATCGCGGCAAAGGTCAGGCTACTGGCGTCGATCACCGCGTCACTGACACCCCAGACAATCGGGTTAGCCCCGGCGGCGGCCTTGCGCACCACCAGCGCACCGCGCTCCAGCGCAATGCACACCGCAGGCCGCGACACGTCATGACGCATCCAACTGGCGCCATTAAAAAAGCAATTCTGGCAGACCGACGCCTCTTGATTGGCTGACAGAAACGCGAACGAGCCGCCGTGAATATCCAGGCTGCCACCGGCCAGCGGGTTGCGGATCGGCACCCCGTTGGTGATGTTGTAATCCTCCAGCGTGGTGCCTTTGTTGGCCTTGCCTGCCAAGCCGTTAATGATGGTGTTGGCAAAGTTGGGGTCGCCGCCCAAGGCGTCGGCCAGTTCTTTGAGGGTGTCCAGCGCACCCGGCGCGCCCGAGATAACCGCCGAGACGGTGGCTTGCACAAACGCGGTGGTGGCCAGTTGCTGGTTGTTGCTGCCCATCGCAGCCGTAGGCGCAGTGGGCAAACCGGTGAGCGCCGGGCTGCTGAGAGGCGCCTTAAGTTTCAACCCGGTATCAACCTGCTCTTTGGTGTAAGCGTCCTTGATCCCGTTATCGGCCAGTGTCTCAGGGTTGCTGCCCTCGACCACCACGCCGCGTTTGTCGATCAGCACCTTGGTGTAACTGCCAGGCTTGCGCGTCGGCGGCAACACTTCAAGGATGCGGTCGTCCACGTACTGCCGGGTCGCCAGTACCACGCTCGGGTCGATCTTGAGCGTGACGTTGGCGGCGCTGCTGACGATGAAGTTAATGCGCACCACTTGGGTCTTGCCCGAACCTTGGGCCAGTTCAGGCTTGAAGCTGGGCGCACAGTTGGCCACCGCCACCAGATCGCCGTCCGCGTCGTACAGGCCGATTTCACGAATCCACCAGCCGCCGACGTTTTCCGGGATCACCTGCTCGGCGATGATCACGTTGGTGTTTTTCGGGTCAACCTTGACCTGATTCAGCGGCGCGCGGCGACGCTCGTTAATCAGCTTGGTTTGCGCCCGGTTGGGCTGCGGGTCGGTGCCGTTGGCATCGCCCACGCCCATCTGCGAGAACGTCCACGGGATATTCATCGCGTCGGCGTTGGCCTGCTTGGCCTCGCCCACGGCGGTGAGGATCGCCATGAACTGGCTGCTTTGATCAATCATGAGTACACGTCCAGGAATTCAATGTGATGTTCGCGGCCCGCCGGGCCGTAATGCCCCGTGACCTCGATGTCGCGCGGCGCCGGTGGGTACACGTCGATCACCTCGCCCTCGTACAGGCAGGCAAAGACGTTGAGCTGGCCGGTGCTTTCAAGGCTGATCACCAGTTCGGTCAGCGTGCGGCTGAGGGGTTTGGCGTCATCGATCAGGGCTGTCAGCTCGCGGTACATTTCCTCGGTGATGCCGGTTTCCAGCACCCCGACCTTCAGCCCGAATGTGCCCGGCACCCCCATCGGTACGGTCTGCCACCACTCGATCACTTCCAGCAAATAACCCAGCGGCTCGACCACCCGGCGCAGCGCGCCGATGGTGCCTTTGTGGGCATGGATGAAAAACGCCGATTCAATGGCGGCGCGCTTGACCTGCTCGCTCCAGCGGTTGTCCCAGCGGTCGACCGACCACGCCCACGCCAACTGGTGCAGCAAGTGCGCCGGGCAGGTTTTCGCGTTGTACAGGGTGCGAATCGGAATCGCCGGGTTGTGATCAATCGCCCCTTCGATACCCCGCTCTAACTGTGTGCTGTTGAGCGGAAGCAGGCTCACCCGGCACCGCCTTGGGTCACGTTGTAACCAATGCAGTACGCGGCTTGATGCTTGGCCCGGGGGATGTCGACCCAGCCGGGCAAGTCCACGCGGCTGACGCCGGTGATGTGCAGTTGCGCATCAATCGCCGAGCGGGAGATTTCCACGCCAAGGCGACGACGCGGGTTGATCCAGGCCGCGAGGCGCCGGGTGGCTTCGGCCAGAATCGCTTCGTTCTCCGAGCCGGTCCCGGCCATGTGCAACACCGCGTCAATGCGGTATTCCTGCACCTCGGCGCTTTGCACCGTGACCCGGTCCCCGACCGGACGTATGTCTTCATCACTGAGGTGAGCCAGCACCTTGTCCAGCAGCGGCTGGTCGGCCACGCCGTTGCCTTCCAGATGCAGCACGGTGACCACCACGTGGGCCGGACTCGGGCTTTCGGCCTGCGCGTCAGCTACCAGCGCCGAGGCGTTGCGCGCGTGCAGGATGTAGCTGTTACGCGGTCCGGCCGTGGTCAGGCCCTCATACACTAGTTGGATACGCTCGCGTAATGCGTCGTCCAGTTCCATCACTTGCGGCACCGGTGGCACGCTTTGCAGATCGGCTTCCTGAATCACCAACCGTTTAAGCCGTACGTTGGCCGCGAGGTGATCGAGGTCGGTGCGCTGGGCGTAGGCCAACAGCAGCGACTTGGACGCGTCGTTGATCCGCGCCCGGATCTGCAACCGCCGATACGCGCCCAGCTCCAGCAGCTTGACCACCGGATCGCTCTCCAACGCCGCGTTCCAGTTGTCGCCCATATAGCTGCGAAACACCGCCAGTTCTTCCTGATAGGCGTCCTCAAAGTCCAGCGACTCCAGCACCTCAGGGGTCGGCAATGCCGACAGGTCCACGGTACTCATGCGCTCACCTCCATTGCTACGCCCTCGCCCCGGTACAGGCCCTTGAGTTCAAAAGTGATCACGCCATCAAGCACCGCCGACACCCGCACCGACTGCAACTTGAAACGCGGCTCGCACAGGTTCAGGGCGTGGGCGACTTCGGCCTGTACCGCGCTTTTCCAGCCTGCGTTGATCGGCATATCAACAAAGCGGCGCAACTGGCAGCCATAGGCCGGGCGCATGCGCCGACTGCCGACCGGGGTGGTAAGAATGTCGCCGATGGACTGGCGAAGATGCTCGACGCCGGAAAGGGCCGCACCGGTGTGGCGATCCATTCCGATCATCGCGGGTTACTCCGTCAGGCGTTCAAAATCCGGGTGGCTGTTGAGGTACTGGAACTGCTGATCGTCGACTGCTGTGGCGCGGCCTTTGGCGACCGGGAGCGAGGCCCCGCCGGGCAGGATCAGGGTGCGGGAGGTGTAGACCTTGTCGCGGAAAGTGCGAGCCGGTGCGGTCTTTTGCAGGACTGGTGCAGCCGGTTCGGTAACTTTGTCGTCAGGTGTTTTGCTCATGGTGTTCTCCAGGTAATAAAAACCTCGCCGTAGCGAGGTTGGTTAAGACGGTGTGCCCGTTATTCCCGGGCCGGGGATCACACCTTTGTGGGTGTGCGTCGATCCGACATTCAGTCCGTTGTGGGTCAAGATCGATCCGTTGATCACCACGTCGCCGTTCAGGGTGATTTTCCCGGTCAGGTTGATTGCTTCGGCCTTGCCAGTAATGGCGCTGTCAGTGACCACCGCCGAACTGCTACCGACCGCAATCGTCACGGTGCCGCTGGGCAGGGTGATGGTGTAGCTTTTGGCTTGCCAGTCGTAGACCAACGAACCGCCGTCATCAAACCGCCACACTTCGACGTGGTCGCGGTTGTCCGGCGGTGCCCCTGCGTCGCCGTACAGGCCCGGCACAAAGGTGCCCATGCCTGCCTGCCCGCTGGGGTTAAACAGCACGCCCTGCTCGCCCAAACTTGGCGCGCGCCAGTGCCGGGCCTTGCCCGCCGCCACGCTGTGCCAGCGCACCCAGGCGCTGGTCCAGTCGCCGGTGGATACGCGGCAGGCGGGTGGCGACGCGGCCAAGTCCACCGCGACCACGTAGCAAGGAATCAACAGAGCCGCGATCATGCGGTCGTGTTCAGCACTCGCGTAGCTCACGGCAGATCCTGCGGTGCGACCGACTCTTCGTCGTTGACGCTGATCAGCAACGAGCCCGGCGGCTCATCGGGCCACGGCCATACCTGTTCACCGAGGAATACCGTCTGCGTCCACTCCACCAGCCACACGGTGTAGCCGTCCAGATCAGGGCGCGTCCAGTCCTGGCTCGACCGCTGGAACTCGGCCGTTTCAACTGCCAAGCCCCACGATTGGCCACGCAACAGCACCGCCAGTTGCGTGGCCAGGTGCACGGCTTGCGGGTAGTGGTCGGCACGGATCACGTCGACAATCACCCGCGCTTCAAAGGTGAGGGTCAGGGTGGTTTCACCGGTGCCGATGTCAGTACCGGGCTCGAACTCGGCAATGTCGAGAAACACCGCCGGGAGCGGGATGTGCTGCTGGATGTCCGGCCAGAAGCTGACCAGTTGCACACCCGGCAAGTGCTGCTGGAGGTGCTGCTCGATGGCCTGATACAGCAGGTCGAGACTAAACGGCTGCTCAGACACGGCGCGTCCCCTTCAAGTATTTTTGCAGTTCGAAGTTCATCTCTTGTTTGAGGACGTGCATCAAGCGTTCGTCGGCCTTGCGGCTCCAGGCGTCGAAGTGGGGGCGCACGGCGTCCAGTGAGATTTTGGCTTTGGCCAGCGGGAAGCGGTCACTGTTTTCACCGACAAAACCGGAGCTACCCCCGGTACGGGATGAGACCTCGCTATCAGGATAATCAGCCGGGTTGAAGTGCTTGCTCGCAGTACGAATCCACACGTCAGCCTGATTGCCATACACCTTCTTATAGAAAGCCCCCTGATAACGCCGCCCCGCCACCGACACGCCCGCCTTGGTCTGACGGGCGCGCCCTGCCCGGCTGGCTTCCAGCGGGTTAATGCCGAACCACAATTTGCCGCGCATTGAGCCGCCTTTCACCGGGTAAGTGATCAAACGCTGCCGCACGGCTCTCACTGCAATTTTTTCTTGCTTGCCCACATCACTGGCGATTTTTCCGCGTAACCAACGCAGTGTTTTGTTGATCGCCCGGCGCTGGGCTATGGCGGCAGCCTTGGGCACCAGGATGGCCAAGTCTGCAAACGCTTTCAGATCCTCAGCCGAGGCCTGGATGTGGAGCATGCCGCTGCTCTTTTTGACTTCGCTGAAACTGCCGATGCTCATGCACGTTTCCTCAAGATCAGCGACACCAGCCCGTCGCCGCTGGGTTCCAGTTGCAACAGGTCGTAATCACCGCCGCCGTCCAGTTCAGGCACGTCGATGGTGACTTTTAGCCCTTTGCTCAGCCCGTCTGAATCCGCCACCCGCACCACAAAGTGTGGCTCACGAATGGCCGTATTTAGGCGACCGACCTGCGGCTGTTTCCACGGTGCAGAGAACATCCCCAGCACCGGCTCGGCGCGGCCTTCGATGTGGCCAGTGTCGGCCAGCACGTCGAAGATCACGCTGTCGATGTCGGCCGCCAGATCGCGGATGCCCACGCTTACAGCTCCAGCAGGATCTGCGCACGCGGTCGGGTGCAGATGTGCAGCGGGTTGGACTGCGCTTCGCCGGCCATGCCTTTGTTGAACGGCATCGGCTCGATCTTGCTGTAGTACGGGATGCCTTGGGTGTTGACCGTTTCCATGTAATCGGCCGGGGCGAAGGCCGAGATGTACAGATCGGGCACGCCTTCGGGAACGAGCAGGGCTTTGTCGTCGTGGACGAATGCAACGCTTCCGATCTTGCCGCGATAGCGTTCCCAGACAATGCCGCCATACTCGAAACTCTCGCGGGCATCGCCGCGCAGAGCAGCCGCTTGTGCCGAGCTGAGATAGGTAGCCTTGATTTCCTGAAGGCCCATCAATGTGTTCCAAAAGTTTTTGCCGCAGAACGCCCGTGCGCCGGTGCTGGTAACACTGCCAAGCGCATCCTCCTGCAGATCCAGGGCTATACCGCAGTTGACGCGAAAGTCGGTGCCAGCCTTGGTCATGCCCATCGACATACGTTGTCGGTCAACACCAAATCGTTTGTACAGATCAATCAGCACGGTCTTGCCGTCCGCGTCGAGGATCTGGCCATTCAAGGCACCGGCTCGCTGGAATTCATGGGTGACGTCCAACTGGCGACGGGCTTTCAACAGTCGCGCATTGACCACGTCCTGCACGGCCTGCAACTCACTGCGAGTACCGAAGGCGCGGATGCCCTGAATCTCATCGGCCTTGATGGTGAAGCGTTCCGGCAGGTGCACAGTGTTGAACGGGATCAGCGTGCGTTTGCTCGCGCCGACGATCAGACCTGAAGTGCCGCGCTCACCGGCCGGCACCAGGGCCAGAGTGTCGCCGTCCTTCTCGATCTGCACGGTCAGGGTAGTGATGCCTTCTTCCTGAAACAGGCCAAGACTGCTCAGGCGCCCGGGTTGGTACGGTTGTTCGTTGATGGCAGCGGTCAGCGACGAAACAGAAAACGCTTCGTCGTCAAAGATGGCGATGTCGGCCATTGAGAAATCTCCAGGCAATAAAAACCCCGCTCGAGGCGGGGTTCAATAAAAGGGGCGGCGATCGGTCTACTGCCGTTCCCAGTAGGTAACTCCGAACAACTGCTCGGAGGTTTGAGGGCTTAGGAAACAGCTTCCAACGCAGCTTTCTGCGCCTTGGCAATGGAACGGCTGCGTAGCCAATTGAAGCAAATAGAGAGGATCAAGGCGAAACCGACGTAGCCCAGCAGTGGGTAGACAGTGCCTACCAGCTTGCTGAAGCCACCCAGGCTCAAGGCCAGACCTATGCATACCGAGACTGCGCTAATCACCTTGAAGCGTTTAGTTTCAGGCTTGGCGAAGCGGGCACTGAAAGCAAAGAACATCCCCACTGCCGTGCTATAGACCATGCAAACCAATGCCAACGACATAACCACCGAAAGAATCGGCGAGATACGTTCTGCGAGTGCCAGGGAGGGCATTTCGATGCCTTGCAATTGGTTGATGTTGGCGAACAGGCCAATGTTCAACAGCAGAATCAACGCACCCAGACCGAGACCACCGAGTACGCCACCGATTGCGGCGGCTTTGGGTTGCTTGGTCATGCCACCAATGACAGCCAGCATCGGGAACCCTACAGCGATGTTGAAAGATGCATACAGCAAGGCTCCCACAAACCAGTTGCCAGTAACCGTTTCGTTGTTCTCACGAGCAACTGCGTCGAGGGTCTCGATTGGGGCGTTGTAACTGAAGATCGAGTAAGTGGTGATGATAAGCACCATCGCCAGCAGGAAAGGCATTACCGCACTTATCAAGTCGATGATGCGCTTCACGTTCATGCACAGCGTAGCGATCACCAATACCGTCATGAGTACGCCGCCGAACAAGGGAGGTAGATCGTACTGCTGAGCAAAGATCGAACCGCTGCCGGCCAGCATCACTACGCCGACACCGTAGAGGAAGAAAGACAACACCACATCAACGACCAGACCGATGCGGGCACCGAATAGAATGTAGAGAACTTCCTTGTGCGAGCTCGCTTGCATCTTCGAACTGACCCGAGCGATCTGCATGCCGAGGAAAGCAAACATCAGACCGCTTACCAGCGTGCCGACAATGCCTATAAGCCCATAGCCAGTGAAAAACTGGAGTACCTCCTGGCCGGAAGCAAAACCACCACCAATAACGACGGACATGTAAGCAAGGGCAATCTGGATCGATTGTTTATTCATTAAACTATTTCTCATTCTTAGACTTATTAGATGCATGGGAATAGAGATGCAGTGCCGGCCTCTCCTTCCCATGGGGCTACTCACTCTTGGGCAGCACCGCAAATCACTCCGATTTTTAGTGCTGCCCAAGGTTACGGACGCCGCCCGCAGTATAGGAATTGTCTGCCAGCTTTTTTCACCATATAAACCGATAAATCCAGTGATAAGCATTCGTTAAAAAACGTTTGGCATCATTAATCTCTCAAATATGGGAATAATGACCGCACAATCACCGGAAACATTCTGAAACAAGTCGCGATTAATAAATCAAGTACTTAGCGCACGATCACAAAATGCTCGCCCAGCGACTTTTCGCCCTCGGGGTCGAGGCCGGTCAGGTGCGCTTCACTGACTTCGGCCAAGCGCACCACCGCACGGCCACGCCGTACGATGTCGGACTCGCCCAGCGGGCCATACAAAATGGCGACAGCGGTCTGGCTGCCGTCTTCGGCAGTCGGCACGTACGGCGCGAACTCGCCCGAGGCCGTAACCAGACCCAGCACTTGGCCGGGGTTCAGGGCCGGGCCAGCGGCCACGTTTATGGCTTCGCGCGAGATGTTGCCCGCGCCTTCGGAGAGCAAGAATTCGCCCGCGTGAATCGGCTCGTGTTTGATGGTCATGCTTTTACCCCTGTCTGGGCGGCGCGACGGGCCGCGTAGATCGCGTTGGTGTCAGGTTGTTTGGCCTGGGTTTTGGGCGCCGGGTCGTCGTTGATCGGCAGGCTGTTGTCGATCTCAAACCCGCCGCCACTGACCAGCTTGTCGAACAGACGACCGCGCACCGCTTCGGCGGTCAGCCCGGACGCCACGAACTGTTGAGTGAACTCCGGCAGCCGCGCCGCCACGCACAGGTCGCGCACGGCCTTGGCGTTGCTGATTGCGGCATTGACCGTGGCTTCGTCGACCAGCTTGGTGGTGTTGATGATGGGTTCGATCAGGTTGCTGATGCCGGCGGTGTTGCAGCTCTGGGTGATCAACAAAGCCAATGCGGCCGAGTCAACGATGGGCGGTTTTCCGGGTTCTGGTTCAGGCTCCGGTTCTGGCGGCTGTTCTGGCGGTTCCTCCAACTGAGCCAACAAGGCTTGCGGCGCATGCTGATAACGCTGCAATGCGCCGCCCTGCCCCAGACAAGCTTTGACGGTGACGCCCTCGCCCACTTCATCGGCCAGCCCCAAGGCCACCGCTTCACTTGCGGTGAGCCACGTTTCGGCATTAACCAAGCGCCGTAGCTCGACCTCGTCGATGTTGGGCGACTTGGCCTTGTAGGCGGCGATGATGACTTCCAGCGCCTGATCCAGGGCGGTGGCGACCTTGCGCAAATCCTCGGCATCGCCTGCCGCGTAGGTCCACGGGTTGTGGATCATCAGCATGGCATTGGAAGCGATCACCACCTTGTGTGCGCCACACACCGCGACACTGGCCGCGCTGGCTGCCAGCGCATCGACACGCCCGGTGCAGCGCTCGCCCAACCGCGACAGCGCGTTGTGAATCGCCAGGCCGTCGAACAGGTCGCCGCCGATGCTGTTAAAGGCCACGACGATGGGCGACACACCGTCATCGAGCGCCGCCAGATCGCGCACAAACTGGTTGGCGGTGATGCCCCAGGTGCCGATCTCGCCATAAACGTAGACCTCGATGCTGCGGGCTTCGGCCTCGCCACTGGCCTTGAGGCTGTACCAGTGTTTGTCCTGCGGCAGCGGTGGGTCACCGGCCTTGTTGAAAATGCGTAGCCTGTTCATGGCGTCTCCTTGTCGGCCGGTTCGGTGGGCAGCTCGACGAGCGTTTTGTAATTGAGGCCCAGCTCGCGGGCGCGTTTTTGGTCAGCGGCGTTTTCTTCGTCGACGGTTTCGGCGTCGTAGCCCTGACGCAGGACCATTTCGCTACGGGAGTTGAAGCCCGCGTTGACTTCCATCATTCGCGCCTGAATGTCTTGCACCGGCTGGATGTAGGCCCAGCCTTGCGGCACCCAACGGGTGCGCAGGTATTCGCGGCGCCGTTGCGCGTAGTCGACAAGCGTCAGGCGCCCGGCGAGCACGGCCATGTCCAGCCACGCAGCCCGCACCGGGCGGCAGAGTTGGTGCACGTACACGCCGAATTGGAGCTGCTCCAGGCGACGGCGGAACTCGTTGAGCACCACCCGTAACGCCCGGTCATTAACCTCGCGCATGTCGCCGGTTAGAATTTCGTACGGCGTGCCGGTCCCGGCGGCTGCGGCCATCAGTTGTTGGCGCATAAAGTCCGGGTAGTTGTTGCCCGCGTCCGGTGGTTTGGAGAACTCCACCTCTTCGCCCGGCCCCAGTTCCTGCATGGTGCCGGGCTCCAGCGCGACCATCGGGGTGAAGCCATCGCGGTCTTCGGTTAGCAGCTGGCCGGTGACTGGGTCGCGCGGTTGTTGCGAGGCTTCGGGCGGTGGCCGCGAGATGAAGCCAGCGAACAGATTGGCCACCTCTTGGCGAAACAGTACCGCGTCGTCGTAATTGTCGAGACTGCGCAGGCGTTTGAGCACCGGCGCCAAACGCGGCACCCCGCGCAACTGGCCGGGCTCGACCGGTTCGAAGATGTGCAGCACCTGCTCGGCCGGGACGCGCACCAGTTGGTTGTAACAGGCGTTAAGCGACGAGGCATCGCGTGGGTGGACGCGGTACATGTGATACGCCACGCGCTTGTGCGCCGGATTGAACTCGATACCGGCGCGGATACTGTTGCCGTTTTTGCATGGTTCGAATTTGTCGTGCGGTACAAACTCCGGGGCCAGCACCTGGAGCTGCAACGGCACTGCCAGATCCTCGTCCAGACCGCGAGGCCGCAGGCGCACAAAACACTCACCGGCCGTTTCCACGGTGCGGGCAATCAGCGCCTGCTGGCCGTAGAAGTCGGTCAGGCCATCGGCGTCTGATTCGTCGACCCAGTCGTCCCACAGGTCTTGTTGACGTTTGCGCAGGGCGTCGTCTTCAGTTTTGGGCCGAGGGGTGATGCCGGTACCGATCAGGTTGCTGACGCGTTTGTCGATGACGTTAAACGCGTACGGATCGTTGCGCACCGCCGAGCGCGAACGGGCACGCAAGTTGCGCAAGGCCGGAGTGTTGAGGCTGTTGATGCCGATGTCCGGCGCGTCCCAACTGGCCGAGCGCCTGCCCTCACCGGCCCCTTCGTAACTGGCTTTGATCCGCTCGGGCAACAGGAAGCCGTTGCGGGTCAGGGTTGGATACTGGCGCGCCATTTAAAGCCCCTTGCCTGCGTGATACAGCCGGATCACCCGCGAGCGCGGCCCCGTGGCGGCGACCAGCGAACTGCGGATTTGGTCGCGCGCCTTGAGCAGCTCATCAACCGTGCGGTACTCCACGGTGCGGTCGGCGTAGCGCACGGTTTTCTCGCCACGCGCGATGGCCGACTCAACGGCGTCGAGGTGCTTTTGGGTAAAGGACATAGGGGCTGCTCTTGGGTTGAGGTGACGCGGGCTGGTATATGGGACACAGTAGGGCCGAGTTGGCTGAACCGGCTACGATTCAGTCAGCGCTTTGACCTTCTTCATGCTCAGCACTTTTTGATCGGAGTTTTGCGACATGTCAGTTTCCAATCTCGATAAATTCAACGACCTGACTGGCAAAGTTTTTGATGAGCTGTATACCCACTTTCCAATGCCCTGTGACTTGATCGCCGCCAAACTCATGACACCCGCCTCGTGCGCAGCAGACGAGGATGATTGCCTGCTGGAACTGGCGGACCACGACGCACAATTCTTCCTGGCTACGGTCCGCTGGCTGATCGGCTCCGGTTTTTTGAGCGGCGAAGTCATCCCCACGGCCCAAGTGACAGGGGCAGTGCTGACGGTCAAAGGGTTTGAGGTGCTCAAAGCCATGCCGCACTGCCTCACCCACGGCCACTCAATCCGCGAGCGGATCGCAGAAACCATGAAAGAAGGCAGCAAGGAAACGCTCAAAAGCCTGCTGGCCGAAGAAATCGCCGTCGGCGCCAAGCTCATCACACCCGTGATCGAGATCCTTTAATTTCAACGGCGCTTCAAGTAGCCACTGGTGGAGCTGCGACGTTGTGGAGGTCGTGCTATCGGCTGCGGTTGTACAACCGGCGGTGCTTCGGGTGGAGCCGTTTCCACCGCTAGTTGCATGGACGCTGCAGCAACCGGCGCGGCAAGGCGTTCAGCGTGTACCGGTTTTTCATCAAATAAACCGGCCTGGGCCAGGGCTTGGCGGATGCGTTCCCAGTCGTGTTCCTTGTAGCGGTTCAGGCCCAGGTAATGCGCCATCGCCAGGTTGTACACCATCAGGTCGAGGGCTTCGTTGCGCTCGGCTTTGCCCTTCACCCACTCGACGCGCTTGTGTCCGCGCACGTACCGCGTCACTTTGCGCTCGGCCACGCACTGGTCGAAGAATTCGTCCGGCAAGTCGTTGGCAAAGTGCAAGGCGCCCGGCCCGTCTTCAAACGGGTAGCGGTTGTAGATCCAGTCCTTGGCGGTGTCGGTGCCGACAAACCACAGCTCGGCGCCGTTGCGTTCGGTCTGGCCTTTCCAGGTCACGTCGACCATCGACGGGCGTTGCGCGATCACCGGTTTCCCCGGTTTGCTCGCGCCCTTGATGGCGAAGATGTTGCGCCACCGGCGCACGCGGCAAAACTGGTAGACCTCGTCGGTATGATGGCCGCCGGAGTCGACGGCGGTGGCGAGAATGCCCAAGCCGACGCCGCATGGATGCGGGTAACGCACCTTGAGTTTGTCATCGAGCACGACCCAGGTGCGTTCGTCCGCCGGGTCGCCCCAGATGATCTGGAAGTCGACGATCCAGCGTTCCATGCCCACGCCCCAACCCATCACCATCAGCTCCAGGCGGTTGGCTTGCACGTCGACCGAGGCCGTGAGCATCAGCACGCGATGGACCATTGCGCCGAGGCCGTAGGGTTCAAGGCGGGCGCGCTTCATCAGAACTTCGGCTTTGGTTTGTTCCTGAGCGCTGTCCCAAACCTTGGCCAGACGGGTGTTGTAGAACACCTGCATAGGCTCAAGGTCGCCCCGGCTCTGCGCCTTCTTGGCCTTTTCAAACTGCTTGGCCAGTGATGGCCAGTCCATCCAGCCGAGCGGTGAATACAGGGCGTTGAGGTGAAAGCCGATGGTTTCGCCGTCGCCCTGCGCGTGGGAGCGCCATTCGCCACGGGCCAGCATCAGGCCCTTGTGGTGCTCTTCGATCAGCACGTCACAATCCGGCCCCGAGCACTGGTAATGCACCACGCGGTAGTCGGCAGAGTAATGCAGGTTTTCCCACTCCAAAATTTGCATGTAGTCGCAGTGCGGGCATGGCACGTAGTAGTAGCGCTGGTCGCTGGTTTCAAACAGGTCGGCGATGCGCGACGCGCCCTTGATCGTGGGCGAGCTGGAGAAGTAGAACTTGGCGTTTCGGCCGAAGGTACTGCCCCGGGTTTCGGCCAGCTCGATGGGGTCGCCCTCTTCGCCCACGTCCACATCCCAGCGGTCGATCTCGTCGCCGTAAATGTAGCGCGCCGACAGCTCGGCCAAGTTGGCCGCAGAGCCGGCGGTGGTGACGTACAGTGAGCCGCCTTCGAATTCCTTGGTGTCCATCGTGTTGCGCGAGTCACGTGAACGGGTCGCCGCCACGCGTTCGCGCAGCACCGGCGTGGCCTTGATGGTCTTGCCGATACGCGACGACACCCGCTTGGCCAGGCTCAGGCTCGGCAGCAGGGTCAGGATGTTGGACGGCACCATGTGGATCAGGCCGCCGATCCAGTTCAGCGCGATCTGGGTTTTCATCAACTGCGAAGCCACCATCGTGACCACGCGTTTGCAGGGGTGAGCCGGTGACAGGCAGCGCATGGGCTCGCGTGCATAAGGCGTACGCGAGGTGCGGTACTGGCCGGGCTCGGCGGCGCCGGTGTCACGCGGGATGCGCATGTATTCGTCGGCCCACTGGTCGACCCACAGCGACGGGTCAGGCCGTAGCCCACGGAAATACGCCTCGCGGTACACCTCTGCACCGTTCGGGATTTCCGTGTGCATGGGTTAACTCTTGTGGTTGAGGGCGTGAACCAGGTCAGCCGAGGACATGCGCTCGGCGTCTTCCAGCGAAGCGCGGATCGCAGCGGTGAGGCGGCGTTCGATTTCCCACGGGTCGGTCATGACTGCCAACTCGGGGGCCAGTTGCGGTGGCATGCCCAGCAGTTGATCGCGCAGCAAACGGCCCGCGTTGAAGGCGCCGGTTTTCACGGCTTCCAGCTCGACATGCGAGCCCTGCACTTTGTGGAATTCCGCCTCCGCCAACTGCGCCAGGTAGTACTCGCGGTGGGCTCGGGCCTTTTGGAAGTCAGGTTGCTTACCGGCCGGGCCGATTGCGGGCTGCGGCGCAGCCATGCTCGGCGTGGATTCGACCAGCGGGGATAGCTGGCTGGTGACGTCGCGCTGCACACGATCCGCTTGATGCCGGGCTGCGACGGCGGCCTTGCTGGGGTCGGCGGTGTCACGAATCAATGCGACGGTGGCGTCGACATTCACCCGCTTGCCGTCATCCGACAGCACCAACCGGTTGTTGTCTTTAAGCCAGGTGATGTAACTCGGCGCCTTGCCGATGTGAGCCGCAAAGGCGCTCTTCGACAGAAAGATGGGGTCTGTCACAAGCCCTCCTTTTCTACGGCTTTTCAATGCAAGCCTTTCAATTTCAATGGATTGAATTTCAATAAGCTGACAGCCCAGCGGCTAACGATTTCCCGCGGGTTTCCTGCCCCGTACCCGTGGATATTCCCCAGGGTCCCCGGCAGGTTTGGAACATCAGAGGATTATTCCGAGCGATCTGTTGGGGTGGGTACGTCACAAACGCCCAGGCGCTTGGCGGCCCAGCGCTCATAAAGGCCGATGGCGACATCCGCTCCGGCCATTGCCGTGAGGCAGCCCAGTGCCGAAGACGCCCAGAGTGAAACGCCGTTGACGTGCAGCAGCATCATGGTAGACAAGCCGCACACGACGCAGGCACCGGAGCGCAACACCAACCGCCGCACCAATGACCAACCCCGGGCACCGTCCTTGTCTGCTCGCCACATCTCACCGGACACACCACCGATCATGGACAGTGCGATCACTAACCAGATCGGCATATCAGCTAACGCTTGTTGCTCTGTTGTCATGTTTAGCCTCAATCAATAGAACAACGCGGGTGCTGAAAAAAGAAAACCCCGCCGGGGTGGGCAGGGTTTTCAGTGCGCTGGTGTATGCCAGGGCGAGATGCACAGCACGTGCTCGGGTAGCGCTTAGGCGCAGAATTCATATCGTGGGGACGTTTTACCCCTGTTCGGTAAAACCGAAAATAGGTGTTTTTCGGTCATTCTGCTCTACTCACTTTGACGCAACTTTGACGCAGGTTTGAGGTAAGTAACCCCGACGAGCGGTCACGCTTAACCAGCTTGGCCCAGCACCGTTGCGCGGGTCAGGTTGGTTGCTTGGCTGCCGCTGCGCCGGGTGTAGCCCCGTGTGGTGCCACTTCGAACGGTGAGGATCAACATCACTTGTTGATGCAACCGCTTCACCCAGTTGCGATACGTTTGGTCTGCCCCCTCGGTAATGTCGAGCAGTCGCATTTGCTCACGTCGCGGCATGGCTGGCTGATGCAGATAACGCAGTCTTGCCAGCTTGGCCAGTTGCTGGCCTTTGGTGGACTGGCGGGCCAACTCGGCAACGGCGGCTGCCACTTCGCATGCGATGTGATCCATGCCTGCGCCCGCTCCCACCAACAGATGCCGTGAACCTGCTGTGCCCCGAGGGGCGCATCCGCCGTATTGCATGATCGTCGCCATTGGGCTGCCCAAGCCACCGGCCTCGCCAACGTGGCAGTGCTGCTCGCCCCAATGCTGCATCAGTTCTTCGATTTGCTGAATCATCCCCATCTACTCCCTGAAAAACCAACCTGACACAGAAAAGAACCAACCTGACACACACCTAACACACTAAAAAACCTTTAAAAACATAGCCTTAATGCTCTATGTGTTGGGTGTGTCAGGTGTGTTGGGTTTCTTCTCACGTACAAGAAATAATTAACGAACATCAACCTTTGACTGATTGCACATGTACACACGCCCACATGTGCGAGAAACCCGCCACACCTGACACACTGACCCCGAAAGCCTTTAAAGACGTGGCCTGTAGCTGTGTCAGGTTGGTGGTTCTAACCCGCCACACCGTCAACACACCCCACACACAATGAGCCGTCATGCTGCGCTGTCCTGTCGTTGCCCGAACTTCACGTGCTCCCAACTACCGACACTCCAGCCACCGGCCTTGGCCGCTTCGCGCCAAGTGGTAACTGCCGCCCCTAGCCCGGCCGCTGACACAGATGGGGGCGGGGAAGGTGCCGGATCAATGCCAGACCACGGGAAGAAGAAGGTGCCAAAGGATCGCCGCGAGCCATCCATCCAAGGCTTACCCTGAATCTTGTCCACTTCCGTGGAGATGAACCCACTGAACTTGGTATGACTTAAGGTGTGTTCCTTGTTGCGGTGGCACCACTCCAAAAATAACGCGTACAGATCACTGCTGACGCACACGCTGAACGGCGCCCCCAACAGGCCATTGCGCCATTCACGCAGAAAGGTTTGCCAACTCGCCATACTCAAGTCCACCAAGCGCTGACGGGCCTCAGTGTTGGGCGGTCGGGTGCGCTGATCGAAATCACCCAGGTCATAGCTGAGCAGGTAGTCATACAGCGCAGGGATACCCTCGTTGGCCAACTCACACTTAACCCGCTCTTGATCCTCAGGCCCCAAAGTTTCCTTGGGCCAGACCACCAACATGCGCCGGTCATTCTCACCAATCGGCCACGGCATAATCTCGTTGGAAAGGAACACCGCATTCATGTGGTTGGCTTCTTCCCAACCGTTCACAAACTTGGACTCCATGCGTACCGTTTTGCCGGTGACCATGTGTTTGATCTTGCCCACCTGGTTGTATCGCTGATCGCGACTGACAACTTCCTCAAACACGCCGTACAACTTGTTTGACTGCCACACCGTCCAGCTTGATTCCAACTGCGACTGCCCTACCGTGGCCGCATACTCACCGTAAACAGCACCCATGATGTCGCTCAGCAACAAACTCTTGCCGCTGCCTTCCATCGTGGAGTGCAGCAACACGGCGGTGTCCATCTTGGCACCGATGTTTTGCAGCGGATAAGCCAGCCATTTAATCAGCCAGTCGGTTGCCGCTTCGTCGTGGTTGCACAAGAAGCTGAACAGCGAGCGCAGGGTGCGGCATTTATTCGGCTCATTGAGGGGCACCAAAGGCAGCCCCTCAAAGGTATTGATGTACACCTCGGGGTCTTTGGTCATACGTGGGTCGAACACGATATGTTCCATGTCCACAGTGCGGCGATCAGGGCTGTTCAACCACATGGCATAAGCGTCGCCCAAGGCCATACGCATGGCACCTTCCGGGACTCGGCGACGACACTTGATGTCCCAGGAGTCTTTGGTGCCGTCTATATAGACATAACGCTCGGTCGGACTCATGCCCTCCCCCGACACCTGCTTAAACTTGGCCTCTGCTTTGGCTTTGTTGGCTTGGCGCTCAGCCATGTCATCGGCAATGACCTTTTTCTGACCGGACTCAAACCAGTCCTTGGCCAACACTTTGGTGACCAGCAACTCAAACGCAGGCTTTTTGATAATGACGCGCTTGAACATGTCGAAAACGGCGGTCTTGCCCTCGATCAAGGCAAAGCGTTGGAAGACTCGGTCAGCCGTCCACTCACTCCCCCCGCCCCCCTCAGGTGCAGGAGCCGCCGCGCTGGCAGGCATCAATTCGCCCGGCCCGCTGGCATCCTCAGATGGGGTCGGGGGAAGATCCGCAGGTGATGGCCGGGATGATTGCTGCATCCCCAACATCCGCGCCGCATCTTTGACCGCTTTGGATTGATCGCCGCCGTGCTCAAGCAGACAAAACACCTCAAACGCATCGTTCTGGTGACCATTGGCCAGCGGATCAGCGCCGTGGTGCGAGTAGAGTTTGTCATCGGTAATAGTGATGCCTGGCAAGCCGGTGCTGCTCTGCGGATAGAGCCATTTGCTACCGCGCTTAATGTAGCCGTGCGCGCGCAGCAGCTCTTCAACATCATGGCAGCGGTTGAACTCATCAATTACCGAGGGCCGGTTGCCGGAAACCTGCACAGGTGCCTTGGTCGACTTGGGTTTAGGCTTTTCAGCCTTCGGCGCCCAAGGGCAAGCAGACTCGGCGTCACGCTTAAAAATGTCCCAGCCCTGCCAAATATTCAGCAAGTCGCTGGTCAGCACTGGCAACCCTTCAGCGGAAGGTGGTGTGCGCCAGGTATATGGTTTGCCGGTACCGGGATGAATGGAGGGCGGCAACACGTCTTGCACCAAACCCGCACGCAATTCGAAGACGGTAAAACGCTTGTAGGGCTCAGCTTCGTCGCGCGCGGCGGCTTCGCCAACCAGATCGCCCGCCTCTTTGGCTGCTTTGGCTTTGGAGATTAGTCCTTTAAAAATCGACCCATCAGGGTCGTTTTCATTGGGCCATGCCAGGGAGTGACGGGTGAGGTCTATTCCATCCGGCACCTGAAACAGGATACGAAAACGCGCCGGGTTACCCACAACCGTCGGGTAAACCAGCGCCATTGCATCCAGATCCAGACCTAACAGCTCGTACAAGACGTGACGCGTCCACTGAACATCGTCCACATCCAATGAGCACACGCGGCTTGGGCCAAGCACTACGCCAAGGTTATGCATTGGGTTTGCTGCCCAAAACGCCTCAGCGGCGCTCGCATCGGTGATGTAACCACCGGGTTTATTCCAGCCCACCCCCTTTGGGGCCTTTTCGCCGGGCTCGATGGCAACAAGTGCCAAGTTGAAGGTGTCAATGTAGCGTCGTGCCCATGTCGCCATCGGTACAGCCTGATTGCGGTCAGTCATCTACGGCGCTCCCGCAACTCTTCGCAGGAGATGCAGGTTTCACAACCCTGGACTGCCTGTTGCCGAAGCAGCGGAATGGCGTCGTCGCAATCCACACAAAACCCCGTACTGGACGTGGCATTTGCTTCACGTTGACGCTTTTCAAGAGCGCACCGCGCTAGAGCACGCTGCAAAAACTCATCCGCATAGTCGTTAGCCAGATCGACGTCATCAGCCATTGTCGCGATCCTCCATTGCCTGACGTGCGCCGGTCATGATGCCCAACACCTCGCGGATAACGTCCATGCCACGTTTTTCTAGAATGGCGACTTCGTGTGCTTCCCAGACTGCGTCGGCCACGCCTTCGTGCATGCACGACACAAACTCACCGGACTCAGCCAGTAACTTCCCTACTGCTTTCAAGGCTTCCTTGGTAGCAGGCACTGGCGTTGGTTTGTACCAAACGGCCCCGGCTGGACGCACCAACGCATCAAGCAAACGAGGATCAGCGGTGAGGCGAATCACCTCTTCCAGCTCATCCGGTGTCAGCCAGCGGCGCTCTTCGTCAAGTTTGAGTTTCTTTTGCAGGGCGTCATTGTCGATCACCATCGCGAAAGCTAATGCGGTGACACCACCCTTATAGGAACGCCCTGCGCGATACAGCGCGTGACGCAATGAAAGTACCGGACCAGCGTCCGGCAATAGATCGATGCGACTCATAACCGTAAAAACCCCTTTTACGGTGTAGCCATAAAGCAGGGCACGCCCTATCCTACGACCACGACCGATGTACATGTGCTGTGTATCGTCGTAGCTGGACCGGAGGATCTTTGGTGAGAGGCTCCGGTCCAGCACCCTTTTTGAACGCTGTTGATGTACTGCTGTATTGCCCCATCGACCTGACATTTCTTTGGTGAGAGGTTTTGGGTCGACGTCTTATTTCAAGCTGCATGAACAGGCTGAAGGTCGTCAGGTGTGCAAAAAACATCTGGCCGCAAGTCTTCACGCGAAACACCTGTAAGCAGCTCTACTCGTAAAACTAGCTCAGCTGGTATTTCTCCTTTTCTGTACCAGTAGGAAACAAGCTGCTGGGATACAGGTCGGTCTTCGGTTGAAACAAGCAACGCGAATGCGGTCTGACCACCTGCCAAGTCGATAGCTTTCGCAAGTGCCTCTCGCATGGAATCGGAAATGCTCATAACAACCTCTGAACGGAAAGTACGCGGGCAAATTACAACAAAACTTGTTATCTCTCAACGTGTTTTTACGTTTGAAAGATTACAAATGTTTTTGTAGCCTCCAGCAATGACAGAAACTACCCCCGTACCTAGCCGCCTAGCCTTACTTTTTAAGGCTCGCCGCGAAGAGCTTCAATTGACACAAGAAGACGTCGCCAGCAGGGTGACGGCGCTCTTGCCGCCGTCAAAAAGGCTAACGCAGCAGTCTTATGCCGCGTTCGAAAAGGGAAAATCACAGACTTCCAGACATGCCATTGCTATTGCCCAGGCTCTTAATCTCCCGCCTGATGTTTTGAGCGATCAATGGCGTCATTCACCACAGAACATTGAAAGCCTTGCGAATGCCAAGCTGATTGCTGAGCCAATTTTGATATGGGATGAAAAAACTCCACTTGCTGATGAAGTAGAGGTCCCCTTGCTTAAAGAAGTAGAACTGTCGAACGGGTCTGGACGGACAGCATTACAAGAGCACGGCAAAGTAAAGCTCGGCATAAGCAAAACCACCCTGCAAGAAATGGGGGTCGATCCTGCAAACATAATTTGCGCATCAGTCACAGGTAATAGCATGGAGCCCGTGATACCTGACGGAAATACAGTAGGTATCGACAAAGGAAAGACCTCTGTTCGGGATGGAGACCTTTTTGCATTACGCCACAACAACCAGCTCAGAGTTCGGATGCTCTACAGGCTCCCAATTGGTGGCTTAAGGATGCGAAGCTTCAACCGAGACGAGCACCCTGATGAAGAGTATTCGGACGAGCGAATCAAAGCCGAAAACATTGAGATACTCGGTCGAGTATTTTGGTATTCAGTGCTGCGATAAGCCTGCCCACCCCTAAAGAACCCGCCAAGCGCGGGTTTTTTGTTAACTCAAGAAAATATTTACAAGATTTACTGTTGACCTTATAACAAATAAACACGTATTGTTTGTCTCGCCCTCTCACCAAGAGTACGAGCCATGCAGACGACACAGCACAGCACCACCCGCAGCCGAGGTTGCACACACCCGGTAGCCAGTACCAGCCGCCCCCTTGTTGGTGCCATTCAAAGCCCTGCAAGGCTACCGGTCACTACCTCCAGTCCAGCCCGAATCACCCAGGCTGCTCAACACGCTGAAACTTTCGGCCCAACCGTAGGTGATGCAGCATGAAACAGGTACTGATTGGACTGGCAGGCCTTGCCCGCTCGGGTAAAACAACCGCAGCAATGCACTTGGCCAGCACCCACAACTTTCAAACCTACGCATTTGCAGACCCTCTGCGCGAAGGCTTGATGACCATCCTCAACCTGACTGAGCGTGACTTTGACGACGAGCACAAAGAGCAGCCTGTCGGTTGGTTAGGCCGCTCAGCACGTGAGTTGATGCAATCGCTGGGTACAGAGTGGGGCCGTGACCAAATACACCCGGATTTGTGGGTGTGGCTGGCCGAGCAAAACCTTGCGCTGCTCGGGCAAGCCAACGACGTAGCCAGCGGCTTTGTGATTAGCGACCTGCGCTTTGAAAACGAAGCCGCTTTCGTCCGCGAAAAAGGGGGCTTGGTTATTCACCTGCTGCGTGAAGACGCCCCCGATGTGAACTCACACATCAGCGAGTCCGGCATTGCCATCCACGACAACGACCTCGTACTTCACAACGACGAATCGATTGAAGAGTTGACAGGCCAACTGGACGAAATCTTCACTGCCTTGTGCACTCGCGCAGCGGCTTAAGGAGCGCCCACATGAACCGAACCCTGGACGCTACTGCCGCCCTGCTCGGCTTAAAACCACGCGCCTTTCGTACCCGGCTGCGTGAACTTGGCATTTTGACCCAAAACGGTGAGCTGGCCACCAAGCACCGCGACCAGGGTTATCTCTACGTAGACACCCGCAGTCGCTGGAACGCGAACATCAACACCTTTAGCTATTACGCGGTGGTGATGGTGAAAGAGCCAGGTGTGAAGTGGTTGAGCACGCAATTGGGCATAGCCCTAAAACCAGTGACTAAGGACGCCGCCGCATGAAACAGAACGCAATTACTCAAGCGATCGGTGCCCTGAAACTGGTCCCGATTTTCGTCAACAACCCGGCCATCATCAGCCGTGCCACGCTGATTGGCGCATCAGCAGAAGCGGTCGCCATGCTTGAAGCGCTTCCGGCTGTCACTGCCGAGTTGGCCGAAGTCTTTCGCCGCGTAGATGCCGTAATCCTTGAAGGCCAAACCGCTTACGTAACGCCTACACGCTGCCCGGAGTACCCATATGGCGCTGTTATCGCTGATAGCAAAGGCAACATTTGCGCCGCAGCAATGGGAAAAACCCAAGAGGGTCTGGCCGAGCTGATTCGCCTCAAGTTGCTGCCCCAACAAGAGGGGTGCGGGGAGGATGTAGCGTGAGCGACACACTCGACCAACTGCGCCGGGAGTTCGCCACTCCCTGCCCCAGCCTGACGGCTGTACGCGAACGCTACTTCACGCACATCAGAACAGATCGTTACCTGCTCAGCGAGATTAAAGCCGGGCGCATTGCACTTAAGGTCACCCGCCTGCACCGCTCAAGCAGAGCAAAGCCGGTGGTGTACCTGCACATGTTGGCAGCTTATCTAGACGCGCAAGCGCCAAACCAAGCCGCCTAAGTATTCCCCTGACTCTCGGGGGCCATAGCAACCAACGTAATGAGGCACAGCACATGAGCAAATCACGTCCATTTATCGACACCCTGCGCGACATCGAAGCTGGCGGGCTACTGGATGAACTTAGCGAAACCCAGCACAGCTTGATCGACGCCATTCGCCTGACCGGGAAAGGTGGCGAGCTGACCATCAAGCTCACCTACAAACCCGATGGCAACGGCCAGATGACCATCAAGGCAGACGTCAAAGCCAAAGAGCCTGCCTTGTCGCGCGGTACGTCGCTGTTCTTCCTGACGCCTGAGGGCAACCTCACTCGCCGCGACCCACGCCAACAAGACCTAGCGCTTCGAACTGTGGGTGAAGAAAAACCCGAAGTTCTGCGCCAAGTCAGTCAGTAAACACCTCTCGCCTCTCACCATTTGTATTACCCACTGGAGCACATCCAATGCAACAAGCCCTACAACAGCTGTTCAGCTACGCTCAGTCCCTCGGCAAGCCCGTCGATCACCCTGGGTTGGCCGCACCCATCGCGCTGCTCCCGAACGATGTAGCACTCAAAAGCCTTGAGCACTTGTTACCCGCGCCGACCCGCGCCAAACAAAAACTCACCGTGCTGGATGCTGAGTCGTTCATCGACTACGTGAATCGCTTCGCCACTTCGGCGACGGCTGTGTTCTGCAACGGCCCGGAAGGTCGCACTTTCTCAGCAGTCATTGACTACCACCAGCCCGAGAGCCCTGCTTGGCTGGAACACGTCGCAACCTATCGTTGCCCGACCACTGTTGAATGGGGCCGCTGGAAGGAATACGACCGTAAGCGCATGGATCAAGCGACCTTCGCTGAATTTATTGAAGAAAACGTGTGGGACATCACCCAGCCTGCCAACGAACAGAATGCACCAGGTGCAGCGGATATGCTGGAAATCAGCCGCACCCTTGAAGCCAAGAAAAACATCACCTTCCGCCAAGGCACCCGCCTCGACAACGGCCAAGTGCAACTCACGTACAACGAAGAAATCGACGGCCGTGCTGGCGAAGCTGGCCAGTTGCGCATTCCTGAGCAGTTCTTCATTGCAGTGAAACCCTTCCTTGGCGGTGATGCCTTCTGCGTGCCTGCGCGATTCCGTTATCGCATCCAGGACGGCCGCTTGATGATGTGGTTCGAACTGGTGCGCCCGGACAAGGTACTTGAAGAAGCCTACAACGCGGTGCGCGACAAAATCCAAGCAGCCATCAGCGAAGTACCGCTGTACGAAGCCACTTTGTAAATAACCACCCGCACCATCCCGCCGCGGGCCTCTCACCAACGATCCCTGCGGCGGGTTTTAACGAGGTACACAGCACATGCATGCACAGCACGCTTTAGCCAGAAAATCGGGAGCCGAGAGGCACGAGCCCCGGGAGAGCCGCATGATGGCATTTCAAAGTGAAACGCTTACTGATGAAGAGCTGGCAACCATTACCGGCTATCAAATCCCATCCAAACATATCCATTGGCTAGTCGAAAACCGCTGGGAGTTTGTCCTGACTGGTGCTCGTCGCCCAATTGTTGGTCGGTTATATGCCCGAATGAAGCTGGCAGGCGTTAAGCCTGTAGCCGGGAATGTTGAGGCCGAAGTCTGGACCCTCGACTTGTCGAAGGTTAGTTGACCCCCATGCGTAAAAAAAACACGGCAAACCTAGATCTTCCACCGCGAATGATCCGCCGCATAAGAAAAGGTGCGACCGGAAAAATATGGGTGTCGTACTACTACAACGGCAGGGACGCAGCCGGAAAGCGAAAAGAGATACCTCTGGGCACGGATCTCGACCAAGCAAAAGTTGAGTGGGCCAGGCTTGAACGAAAGGCACCTCCGAAACCCAATCATCTGATGACTTACCTGTTTGACCGGTACGAGAAAGAAATCATCCCCGGCAAATCAATCCGCACTCAGTCCGACAATCACAAAGAACTTAAGCAACTGCGACGAGCATTTGAAAACGCTCCCATCGAATCGATTACGCCTCAGGTTGTAGCCCAGTACCGTGACGCAAGAACAGCCAAGGTCAGGGCTAACCGCGAGATCGCCCTACTCTCCCATGCGTTCACCATTGCACGGGAATGGGGTCTCACAGATAAGGCTAACCCTTGCTTTGGTGTTCGCCGCAATAAGGAGAAACCGCGAGACTATTACGCGGGTGAAATCGTGTGGAACGCGGTATACACCGAGGCGGTGCAGGAACTGAAAGATGCAATGGACATGGCATATCTGACTGGGCAACGTCCGGCCGATGTACTCAAAATCGCGGCAACTGATCTGAACAATGGTTTTTTGCTAATCGGACAGGGCAAAACTGAAAAGCGCTTGCGCCTTCGTTTGGAAGATGCAGGCGTCCAATCCGGACTGAGCACCTTTATTGATAACTTGCTGGAACGACGCGCTATTAACGGGGTTAAAACTTCGACGCTGATAACTAACTCGTCGGGGCTGCGTATGAGCCAGCAGATGCTACGCAACCGGTGGGACGATGCTAGGGAGAAAGCTGCTATCAAAGCTGCTGCGGATGGTGATTCAGCACTTGCTGCTAGTATTAGGCAGTTTCAGTTCAAGGATATCCGCCCCAAAGCAGCCAGCGAGATCGAGCTAACGCACGCAAGCCGCTTGCTGGGGCACTCCACTGAGGAGATTACCAAGAAGGTGTATCGGAGAGTTGGGGAGATTGTTAAGCCTACAAAGTGA